TTCGATAATATCGGCGTTGGGGCAGGTGCTAAGGGTGAGTTTCGCCAGTTGCAGCAAGCAGAGCTAGACTCACGCAATCGAGGGTTCCAGCGAGTGCAAGTAGAGTGCTTTAACGCTGCTGCTTCTGTTGCGTTCCCTGAGCAAGAGTATCAGCCAGGGCGAAAGAACAAAGACCACTTCTACAATCTTAAGGCGCAGGCATGGGGAATGCTCGCTGATCGTTTCTCGAATACGTGGCGTGCTGTTAATGGAAAGTCGTATGACGCTGATAAGCTGATTTCTCTACCATCAAACTTGCCATTGATTGAGCAGCTTTGCTCAGAGCTAGCTCAGCCTCGCCGCGTCTATATGAATGGTAAGCTGATGGTAGAGAAGAAATCAGATATGAAGAAGCGCGGGGTTAAGTCGCCAAATCTCGCGGATGCTGCCGTGATGTGCTTCTTCGAGAATGGCGCGTTTGATTTGTCGGCGCTGCTGTGAATTGCTTTTATTTTAACTAGCATAGTTTTACATTAAAATATAGGTAATTCTAAGGAGCGTAAAACCATGATCGTCAAGAACAATTCGTCTAAGAGGTATTTCTCAGTTGGCGGCGTACCAATTCCGCCTGGCGGGTCGATGACTGTTGATGATCGGTTTTATGACGATATCGCAGGCGCGGCAGACCTTGCAGTGACTAGCGGCGCGCCTGCTGATGGCGGCGTTAATTATGCAACCAAGGTTGCGCTTATCCGTGGCGGCGGCACCGTCGTTGATGTTAGCGGAATTATTGTTGTGTCGAGCGCTGTAGCTTCTGATGCTGATGGACTCCCTGATGGGACTATTCATTTTCAGGTGGCCTAATGGCTGCTAAAGTCAAGGCTGGCGGTGTTTATAAAACGATTGTCGCCGCAAAGTTCAAAAAGAATGGTGTTTATTCTGCCATTACTGCATTATCCGCGAAGAATATAGGCGCTTATGGAAGCCTGATGGGCGCATATATTGCGGCAGGAATTCCGGAGTCTTGGCGTATTGCCGTTACTGCTGCGTATGATAGTGGTGCTGATTCTGCGCTAACCTCTGCGCTTATCGGTAGCGAGACAACCAAAGCTAGGCCGAACTATACAATCGCGGGAACCGTAACACGTACAGTCGCAGTCAAAGTGGCCGATGTTGCTGCTCCTGGAGCAATGCTATCGTACGTCGCCAGCATCAATGGATCGACAGTTGCTTCCGCTCAGTCGTTTGATTCGACGAATGGCATCAATGGTACATGGACGGCGCTAGATTCGACATTCATTTATCCAGCGCTCGGAAACACAACTGCTGGAATGTTCCGAAAACGCCAGCCTATCCGCATTGCTGCTGGCGCAACAAGATGGGTTCGTCTCGTCGTTACTGCTCCAGCTACTGCTGTTACCATTCAGTCAGTCATGCTGCATCAATTGCAAGCTGGCGACCAGGACGCATGGGTGATTATCGGCGCATCTCTTGAAGCTCTTGGACAGTCCAGTCTGACGTTGGAATCAGCTGTTAGGGCGATGCACCCTACGCGAGATCCTATCGTGTTCATGTATGCGTCAGAGGCTCAGAGCACGGTCGGAATCTCCGCATACCCGGCGCAGTGCGAATCTCTGCTCGGCGACATCTATCGCCGCGTGCTCGTAGGTAACGCGCTAGGGAACGACATCAGCCCAGTTCAGCCTATTGCAGATGATAGCCAAGCTACCCTGGATGCCATCCGCACCAGATACGACACGATTCTCGCGGGGTTCGGAAGCAAGCCGGTCTATGCATGCCGCACGACGTATCGCGCCTATGACGCAATGACTCCGGCGAACCCGGAAAACGGGTCGCTGCCGTATAACGTCGCAATCTGCGACCCGGCAGTTGCCGCGCACGGGTTCGGCTTCAATTCAACTACCGGAATTCCTCAGGTTGATATGTACAGCGCGGCTCAGTTCAATCGTTCCTCGCTAACTGACGAAGTGCATTTTGGCGGGGCGGATGCAGCAAACTGGCAATGGGCGCGAAATGAGTGGGCGCGCGTGGCGTTTGGTCACGCATATACCGGGGCATGGCCGATGCCGTATGTCGAAACCCTGGTTGCCGCAGCTGAAATCAGCACAGTCAAGGCTGAGGCTCAATATGCGGTAAATAGCCTGCCGGAGTCGGTGTACAAGTCTGGCTTGCAAGCACGCCTCGATGCGATCTCTGTTGCTGTTGCTGCGTTCGCAGTCGGCGATGTTGCGCTGTATTCGTTTGGCCAGCTCGCAAAAACTGTGGCATCGGATACAAACGACTGTCGCAGCGCCGATCCGTCGTCCATTGCCCCGGGAACAGTAATTGTTGCGGACTCAATCAAGAAGACCGGTGGCGCATCTGGAGTGTCGCTTTCCGTAACGCGGTCGTTCAACCAAGCGGCTACGTCATTGAATGGCAATGTTGGTCTTTCGTTCGCCCCTCATATTTCTACATCGATGTCGCAAGCATCGTGGTTTATTGGCGTGTCTCCGCTGGCTGGCAACCTAGTAAAAGATAACGCAGCGCTTACGTTCTCAGGGCTTCCTGCCGGTGCGTATGAGTTCATCGTCGCTGCTTCACGCAACGTTGCTGAGGACGGGCTACGCAATACGACAGTAGCAGTAGAGGTCGGCTCCGGCGGAGGTGGGCCAATCACTTATTCAGCTGCAAATCCAGCAAGCGGGACTGTTACTCCGCACGCTACGCTGACCGCAGTCGTCCCCGCATCCGGCGTCGTTACTCTGTCGTTCAATAGGCCGGATACGTCGCTATCAACGAAGTTTGGGTATCTAGGCGCTATAGCAGTAACTCGACTTAGTTAAAAACATAAACCCGCTTCGGCGGGTTTATTTTTATCTATATCAAATCCAGTTTATAATAGATTTATCGAATAAAGGATTAAATCTATGGCGCGCCCGGTCGGTAGTAAAAACAAACCAAGAACTGTTAATGACTCGTACAGTGTATCAACTGTAAATGATGGGTATGGCGAGGCGTTTAGCGGAGTAGGAACCAACCGCGACCGATCTAGCTTCGTGCGTGCCAAAGGCGCATACCTGCTGTGTCAGCAAGAACTAACAGACATGTACGTAGGCGACGGATTTGCACGTCGAATTATTGATAGCGTGGCCGAGGAGATGACTCGTGCCGGCATCGAGATTGAGGATTTAGACGATGAAACGCTCGAAGATTCAATCGAATCAAAGCTGGAAGAACTGGATGCGCTGCATTATTTTAATGATGGCGTACGCTGGTCTAGGCTGTTTGGCGGCGCTGTTATTGTGTATGGCATTAACGATGGCGGGATATTAGAAGACCCTCTAAACGAAGATAATATTCAAGACGTTGAGTTTTTGCGCGTTTATGACCGTTATCAGGCAACGGTGCAGACTCGCAATAACGATCCTATGTCTAGGGATTATGGGAAGCCTGAAATGTGGCTTATCTCGCCGGTTAATGGTGGATCGCCTTATATGGTACATAACAGCCGACTGTGGCGATTTGACGGAGAGGCTATACCAGAACTAATGCGGCAGTCAAATGAAGGCTGGGGCGCATCGTCACTACAGTCTTGCTCGGAGCAATTGAAGCGTCTTGGAATGGGTCAGCAGTACGCACAGATGATGATGGAGCGTAGCCAGCAGGCAGTTCATAAGATTCCTGGCCTTGCTGCTACATTGCGCAGCCCTGGCGGCGAGGAAATGATCAAGAAGCGAGTTGATATTGTAGATTATGTTCGCGGCGCGTTGAATACGATTGTAGTAGATGCTGAAGAAGATTATGTCCTGACAAGCGTTTCAATGTCTCAAGTTCCTGAGATTCTTGACCGAGAAGGTGAGGCGCTGTCAGCAGTTTCTAATATTCCTGTTTCTGTATTGCTTGGAAAATCCCAAGGAGGGATTGCTAATTCTGAAAAGTCAAGCCTTGATAACTGGCACGCTCGGATTGCTTCTGATCAGAATGACATTCTGCGAAAGCCGATTGATTTGCTTGTGACGTATATTATCCGGTCGCTTGGATATCAGGATATGGAATATAAACTTTGTTTTAAGCCTTTGACTGTTCTTTCCAAGAAGGAAGAGGCGGAGATTGAAAAGCTAGAAGCAGAAGCGGAAAAGATTGAGTCTGATACTGCTGTTGCTTATATTACTTCTCAGGTTATCAGCCCTGACGAAGTGCGAAAAGAAGTTGCTGAGGATTATCAGATTGATCCAATGAGCGCCGCGCCAGTTGTTGAGGATATTACCACTGAAGATGTTGCGGCAGTTACTAATGTCTGATCGAGCATGGTTGCCTCCTCTGAACATTGAGCGAACGTATAAAGTTCTGTTGCGGCATATGGTTGCTGAAATGTCTATCGAGACAGAGCGGCAATTACGCGAGCGTAAATTGTTACGTCTCGATAGCTGGTCGGATGATCTAACCGCACTGTTCGAGTATCTGATCTATTTTGCTAATGGATTAACTGCGCCTGTTGTTGCTCGGTTGCCGTCGATCTATTCGAGTATTAGCAAGTTCAATGACCAGCAGTGGAGATTGGTAGTCAAAGCAGGAACAGGTATCAGCATTGCGCCTGCGGCTAGCGTATTCGCTCCAGGCGCTACAATGTCGCCATTCGCCACGATCACTAAGCGGTTTGGTATGGGTATTGATGTGTATCGTTCTGAGCCTTGGCTCGCTGAACTTCAGAAGAATTGGATAGCTCAAAACACTTCGCTGATTAAGTCAGTGCCAACGCAATACATGGCAAAGGTCGAGCAGATTGTACGGACAGGCGTGTTAGGTGGTACTACATCGCGTGAGATTGCGAAGCAGATTAAAGCGGCATCTGGCGTTACGGATCGCAGGGCGATGATTATCGCGCGCGATCAGGTCGGAAAGGCTAATGGCGAACTAACGCAGCATAGGCAGACTGACCTAGGCGTTAAGTCGTATAAATGGGTGACAGCGCACGATGAGCGCGTGAGGGGAAATCCTGCGGGTCGGTTCCCTAGTGCCATTCCGTCGCATTGGGCGCGGGAGGGTAAAACGTTTAGTTGGGATAATCCGCCAGAGGGAGGACATCCCGGAGCTGCGATTTTGTGCAGATGCTTTAGCTCGCCACTTTGGCCTGACGAACAATAAAAAAGGCGCTTTAGCGCCTTTTGTTTTTTACCCTGCGAGCATTCTAAATACATACCCAATAACAAAACCAGAGCACGCAGGAACTACGCTAATCATGCACATAGAAGCAAAACGATCGAACTTGTCCTGCCTTGACGTTCTTGAATATCGATATAGCCGATTCATTGCATAGTCCTTTCGAGTTGAATTTGTCAATTCTCATTGTTGGAATGCTTGACGATATGGCGAGATATATTGTTACTAGAAGGTATGTTTGCAGTTTTTGCACCTTTCGTCAAGTGTTTTTTGATCATATCTGCAATCTGTGCTCATGGTGTGAGGAATAAACTTATCAACCATTTCATACGTAGTAATAGCGTCAGTATATCGTCGCACCTTAACGTAATAGCCTTTCGCTATCGTTCTATCTTTGCATCCATATGGCTTGATGACTTTCTCCTTTGCTCAAATTGCATTGCCATTGCCCACATTTTTGGCGGAACATCTCGATGAACGCAAAACATCGTTGCGCTAAATACTCCCCACTGCATATAGTGCTTAGCCGCTTTAACAGCAGTTAGCGCATAATGGCTAGCGCATTGCATTTTCTGCTTTCAAAATACTTTCTTTATCGCCGTGAATCCATAGTCCAGGCCCGAGATGTAGCGAGTATTGATTATCTATTACTAACGGAAGTGCTTTGCATAATCCAGAAATGTCTTTCAATATGTCGTTAATTCCTACTCCGCAATTTACGCTAAACCGTTGTATCACCTCGGCAAAGCATTCAAGAGCAAAAGCGCTATCAGTCGGAAGCTTGATTGTCCCGTCAATATCGCCGTGGCAGTTCTCTTTAAGGTCGATTAGTATGCGGTTCATTTTTTGTAGGCAGCGATGGCGGCGAGGGCTTCTTTGCAAACTACCCAAGGGTCGGACTCAACGTTAAGATGCCGCTTTGCCATAAGGATAGAGTTCTCGCACTTCTCGATCAGCGCAGCTAGCGTGGCGATCTTTGATTGCAGAAGCCTTTCTGAAACAGTAGGATTTATAGACCACGCAGCATCTCGCTCTTTCTCAAGCTCTGCGACCTTGGCTTGCAGTTCATCACCCCTCCGTGCCTCGGCGGTTGCCGCCATCCCCGAGTATTTCAGCTTTTCCTCAAGCTCTGCGACCTTGGCTCGTAGTGCTGCATTTTCATCTTGCAGCTGAGCGTTGAAAGCCATGCGACGGTATTTCATCGGTACTGTTTTCAGCCGCCAAATTTCCGCGCTCTGCTCTGTGACCTTGGCTCGCAGACCATCGCGCTCTCGGCGCAGCGCATCCCATGCTGCTTGATGCTCTTTAGCTCCCATGATTATTCTCCGTGATGTAGAAAACTAGACTCTAGCACAACGTTTCGAATTTGTCACACTTATTTTGCGGTTCTTCTCGTCTAACCCAGAGCGCTGCCCATGTGACCACTTCTCCCTTGGCAGGATAGATTGCTTTCTTGCACAATTGACGACACGGGCAATACGATCCTGGGCATCTAACATTCTTCGCTTCCATCTTCAATCCACTCCCATTTTTGAATCAATTCGTTGAACGACACAAACCCTTTTGACTTGTACTCGCGCATCTTTAAATTAACGCTCTGCCGCTCGATATGGAACGCCCGCATAAGCTGCTGCGCGGTCACGGGGCCATTTGCAAACTGCGCCTTGTACCTTGCCTTACACTTATGCTTGCGAAGGTCGTCAGCGCTGTTTCTACGAGCGTACTTCTTGTCAATCTCTGGGTACCACTCTTGCTGATTTACGTATAAATAAATCTGCTCCACGATTGGACCGCTAGGCCGTGATGGAAGCGGGTTTTGGGTTGAGTAGGTGGCGTGGGTTAGCACTGCACAATGCCCCATTTAGCCATTGCGTATGATCGGTCTTCTTTCGAAATAACCCAACCATCAGCCGCCAATTGACGCGCATGAATGCGGTTAATGGTGAAGCAGTAGTAGATGCCAGCCAGCCCGAAGGTAAAGAGCGTGACTAGCATGGGGCCAACAGTTCCGCGAACAGCTAGGGCGAGCCAGCCGAAGAATAGGGTTGGCCACGAAAAACCAACTTTGATTTCTTTCGTTACGCCGTTTTTTTGAAATTTGATGTGCATTTCGTTTCTCCGCGATGGTTATAGTGAAACTAGATATTATCATTATGGTGCTACATGTCAAGCCCTATTTAGCACTTATTGAAAAAAACTATCACTATTTCGCTATTGATATAAAATAGCTATATGACTGAAGTTCAACGATACGACTATTCAAGCTTTGAGGCGAAAAAAACGGATGAGGGGTTCCTCGTCGATTCGCCTATTGTGGCGCGAATTGGTATTCAGGAATACCATCGGGCGGACGGGTCTATTCAGCGCGAACTACGGCTTCCTAGCGAGGTTTTTAACGCTGATAGTCTTGAGTCGATGCGCGGAAAACCGATTACCGTCGGGCATCCGAAAAGCGGAAAGGTAACAGCGAAAGACGCACGCACTCTGGCGATTGGAACGATACTTAGCGCTGGCCGCAGGGATGGTGACAACGTAAGGACTGACATTACCATCCATTCGCCTGACGCGATGGGCGAAAGCCGTGAAGTATCAATGGGCTACATGGCAACTCTTGATGAGCGCCCAGGTATGTGGCTTGGCGGTGACGAAGTAATTTTCGACGAAGATAATGGCGGCGTACCAGCCCTAAAAGGCGAGCGCTTTGATGTGGTGCAGCGTGGGCAGCGGCATAACCACATGAGTATCGTAAAACGAGGCCGCGCAGGAGTTGCCCGCCTCAACATGGATTCTAACGAAGAAGTTTTTATCAACCAGCAGGAGCAACAAACCATGACCGTTAAAGTTAAGCTTGACAGCGGCCTTGAGTATGATGCGGCTCCCGAAGTGGTGGCCGAGCTTAATAAGCTCCGTGCTGACGCAGCGGGCTTGACGCAGAAACTCGATGCCATTCCGAAACTTGAAGCAGAACGCGACACGCTGAAAGCTAAGTGTGACGCATTCCCGGACGAACTTAAGAAAGCGCAAGAACAAGGCAAGGCCGATGCTATTGCCCGCTCCAATCTTGAAACTGTCGCCGTCAAGTTCAAAATTGACGCCAATGACAAGACTGATCGCCAGATTAAGGAAGCCGTAATCCTTTGCGTTCGCAAGGACGCGCAACTCACCGAAAAGTCTGACATCTACATCGATGCCGCGTTTGACATGGCCGTCGAGTCTGCTCCGGTTGCTGCAATGGCTAGCCAGCGCAAAGATGCTATGACCCGCACTGACGACAAGGCTGCGCCGACTGGCAAGGATGCGCATCATAACTATCTTGACGCGCTTAAGAAACTTCATGAGGAGCACAACTAATGCAACTGACTGTTACCCAATACGGCGCAGCGTCTTTCGCGGGTATGCTCGCGGATTGCGGCTTCACCGACAAAATGTCGTACGCTGCTGAAGCGGCGATTCCGTTCGGCGTTCCCGTTCAGCTTGGAGCGAATAAGGAACGTCAAGTTAAGGTGCTGACCACTGCTGTTGGTCAAGCCGCGTTGGCTTATGGCGTATCGATTGCCTCGCAGGTCGTTGAACAAACGTCCGCTGGTGTTGCTCAGTATGCGCAATACGACGTTCTGCCTGTTCTCAAAAAGGGCCGCGTTTGGATGCTGACCAATGACGCTGTTGTCGCTGGCGCTGTTGCCAACCTGGTACTCGCAAATGGCACGGTGACTGATGAGGTTGTCGCAACCGGCATCGAGGCTTTCACGCAGTTCTCGGCGCGATTTATTACTGGCACCACGGTGGCAGGTCTTGCCGTTGTTGAAATTGATCGGAAATAACATGGAAAACACTATGCACTATGACGCACAAGACCTGCGTGCAATTGAATCGACTGGGCGTCTTGACGCTAACGAGTCGGTTTTCTTCGCTCGCCAGCTTGAGTATATCCGTCCTCAAGCCTATGACGTAAAGCGTGCTGCGCTTTCGGCTATGAGCCTGTTCCCTATTGATACGTCGATCCCGGCTGGCGCGAATACGATCACGTACCGCATGTACGACTCGGTTGGTGTTGCAAAGATTATCGCAAACTACGCCGACGACCTCCCGCGTGCCGATGTTTTTGCCAAGGAATTTACCAGCCCGATTAAGGGTATCGGTGATTCCTACGGCTACAGCGTTCAAGAGATTCGACATGCGCAGTACGCTGGTATCTCGCTTGACTCGAAGCGCCAAGCGGCTGCAAAGCGCGCCCATGACGAGCTTATCAATCAACTGGCTTGGTCGGGCGATAGCGTTACGAATCTGCCGGGCTTCTTGAGCAATACGAACATCCCTGGCTATGTTGTTCCTGCGGATGGCACGGGTACTAGCAAGCTGTGGAGTACCAAGACCGCAGTGCAGATTCTGCGCGACTTGAATGGCCTTGTTAATTCTGTTGTGACGACATCGAAGGGCATCCACAAACCGAATGAAGTTTGGCTGCCGCTGTCGCAATACACTCTGATTTCCAGCACGCCCTACAGCGATCTGAATCCAGCGGCTACGATCCTGCAAGTGTTCCTTACTAGCAACCCGTTCGTGCAGCGCGTGATTCCGGTTCTCGAACTGGCATCGACTGCAAACGGCGGTGTTGCAGGCGCGACGAATACCATGATTGCGGCTGATAATAGCTCGGATAATTATAAACTCAATCTTGCCATGGCATTTATGCAGCATGCGCCGCAACAACGCAATCTGGAATTCGTTATTCCATGCGAAAGTCGCTTTGCAGGAGTAACGATTGAGCGTCCGCTAGCCTTCAGCAAAGCGGATTCTTTGTAAACAAAGTTGTTATGCTAGAAACAATAAAGGCCCTTCGGGGCCTTTATTGTTATGCATGTTTCCAGTGATAACCGTATGCTGTTTTTAGGTTTCCAGTGCAAACGCTGCTTATATTACTTTGTACGGCACTATTCTTTCCTATTGTTCTAAGCCATTTAGCAGCATCAACTGCGCAATCAAAAATCACTCCTGTCTCAATGCACAATACTTTTTTTGCCATCTTGTGATTAGCCCCTGTTATTTCTGGCCGCTTTTTACCCTTACATCTAATAGACGTTGCAATCCTGTTCTCAATCTTCATCGCCGGATTGTTTTCTCCGTTCATCCACGGCATTTTTCTCCCTTTAAATATTGAAGAAAATTTAGCCCTAGATTCAGCGGTTTTCATGTGGTTCATATCACCAGCGATGCCTGGGTTTGGCTTTCCTTTTTTTGAAGCCGAAAGCTTCGCTTTAGACTCGTCAGACCAATTCCTTCCAGCGCCTCCGCACTCTCCGCCAAGTGTCATATTGCAAAGGTTATCAATTCCATAAAAAGCGATAAGCTCAATTTCTCGTTCTTGAGCATACCAATCTTGATAACCAGTTTCAACTATTTCAACAATTAGTCCATGTTTAGCAACTACGCGCTTCCAGTGTTCGTTACGCTTACTTCCTTTTTGCCATGCTCTACCTAGCGTACCTTTCCCTACATAAAATACCGCTCCGTCATCGGCGCGGCGATGGACATAAACGTAATAATCTGTGTATAACTTACGTAAATTTATCATTTGATTGTTCTCGATTGCTGATATTATCTAATTATACAGCAACGATATTTATTAGCAAAATATTTAATTAGTGCTATAATGTGTTTTGTTTAATTGTTTTCTTCGTGATGGGAGATGGCCTGTAGTTGGGCTTAGGGGCATAGAGATATGCCCCTTTTTTATTAAGTATCACAAAATCACGTTATAATCACGTAGTACCATCACATCATACACAAGGAGATTGCAACATGCAAGTAAAAAATATTGGCGAACGCGGATGGTTCATTTCTGGCGTAATGGTAGCCCCTGGCGCTACTGAAGAAGTTGAATGTACTGACGCCGATCTGAATGGTATCGCAGATTTGGAAATTGTCAAGTCTAAAGTTGGTCGGCCAGCAAAAACTGAGGCAACAGAGTAATGACGCAATTGCAGTGGTTTAGGCTGCTGGCACCTGAGTTTTCTGCACTGTCAGACGCTCAGGTGTCTGCGCTACTGACTGCTGCGGCTGTATTCGTTAGCGTTACAGGACTTAACACGGATCAAGCAAACGCGGCGCTGGCGCTTTACGCTGCACATTTGCAGTGGATCACCGTTAATCGGGCGTCGGGCAGTTCGTCTAGCGTCGGCAATGTCAAGAGCGAGCGCGAGGGCGATTTGGCACGAACGTATAGTTCGATCAGCGGCGATGATACGTGGCTTGGGCAGTCGCCGTATGGCCTACAATTTACTGAAATTATGCGCGCAGCCGTTGGCGGTTGCATTATGACGCGCTATGGAATGGATGTGCCAAATGGCGCATGTTACTGACCGCGATCTAGGGCTGAAGGCGTTTATTCGTCAGCTTGAGCATGCGCGAAGGGTTGAGGTTGTTGTCGGGATTATGGAAGACGCTACCAACGAAGGAAAGTCAATCGCAGCCTATGGATTCGCAAACGAATACGGCACTAAAGACATTCCAGAACGTTCATTCATGCGAACTTCATTTGACGAGAATGTAAGCAAAATTCAAAGCGATATGAATAACGAAGCTGGTAAGGTAATGGCCGGTCAATCGACTGTCAAGTCGGCGTTGTCAGTTATTGGAATGAAACACGTGGATCGAATGAAACGAAAGATTGGATCGAACATTCAACCGGCGAATCATCCAGAGACAATTAAGCGCAAGAAATCAAGCCGAACGCTGATCGATACCGGCGCAATGCTCAATAGCGTTCAATATCTAGTTAGGGCAAGATGAGCTTTCGAAAACCTTTCACCGCTAAACGCGTCACCGCAGGAACGTACGTTAATGGCGTCTTTGTTCCCGGAACCAACTCGACTTTCACAATTCAAGCCAGCATCCAGCCGCTATCAGACATTGACCTTTCGACGCTTCCAGAGGGGCAGCGCGAGGGGGATTTGATTAAGCTATACACTGACACCGAACTTTATGGGATCGGCGCAGCAGGGAGCGGCCAAGAGCCTGACAAGGTGGTTTGGCAAGGCTCTGACTATACCATATCGTCTAAGTCGGTTCGGCAGATGGGAATAATTTCACATTTTCGATATTTTGCTATTAAGGATGTTCTATGACTAGCGCAATTAATCCGCTCTATCCAGTTACCGGATCGCCGACGACTCAATCAGTACGCGATAATTTCACCGCTTCAAAGTCTGAAATTGAAGCCTTGCAGGCAAGCATTGGATGGGCAGACTATAACGACCTAACGACAGCAACGACGCTGATTAGTCCGGCCATCAATACATTCACGAAATTGACTAATGATGGCGCTGGCGCATTTACAAATACATCACACCTGCCAGCTGGAATCACAAGCCTATGGAACACATCGACTGGGCAGGCTAATTTTAGTCAGTTGCCACTGTATAGCATGGTTAATGCACGGTATGAACTGTTTGTAACAACCACAACGGCTAACCAAGCTGTTTATCTATCGACGTTTCTAGGCATCGGCTCTGCAAGTGCGTACGAGTCGCCTAAACTATATCAGTTGTTTAAAACTGCTGGTACATATCCTATTTCTGTTTTTACAGGCTCATACATCGGATCGACTGACATTAAAAACTATCCTGCTGAAATCAGACTGAAGTCTGATGCTGCTTGTACGGTTAAAGTCAATGGATGGTATTTCCAAGTGTTTAAGAAAATCTAATGAGTCTTGAGACTGACATTTATAGCCTGATTCAGCCGCTATGCAGCGGGACATTGATATGGATGGATCAGAGCAAGACGCTTCCTGCGCTGCCATTTACGGCAATGAAGATTTCATCGCGCCGCATGGTCAATCAGGATCACTATTCTGACGTTGATAACGCAGGCGTGCAGACTGTCAAAGGCGACAGGGAATTTACGCTATCTATGCAACGCTATCAAGCCTATGACGCATCGAGCGTGACCGAACTATTGCAGTCTATTTCGGACAAGTTGCACCTGACGACCGTCATTGACAAATTCATGGCGAAGAAAATCGCCGTTTATGATGTTGGTCCGGTGCAAGACATATCCGCGCTTCTCGACAAATCTACTATCGAGAAGCGGGCTTCATTGGATATTTTTATGCGTATCAAATTGACGCAGACTGATACGGTTGGGGCTATCGATAAGGTTAGCGTTCAGTCGATTGCGACTACGTCTGTTACTGACACTGACTCGGGAAATTGGGCTATTTTGATTGATCCGACGCCGTAAAATACTACAGTCACACAGGAATTTCAGTAGATGCGGCGGCGCGCGTTATGGCTCGGCGGGTTGCTGAGAGCGGGTCGGGATCGCGCAACTCTCCGTGTTGTTTTCCTAGGTTGTCGAAAGCGCCGAGAACGTCTCCAGACAGTATCAAGTCCATGCGCAGTTTGACAGCGAGGCAAAGTGCTGCTGTGCCATCAGTTAAAGGGTTCCACCAGAATTGGCCGGAAGTAATCCAGAGGCCCATGATGTCGCAATGCGTTCGGCCAAGCTCATCTCCATCATCTGGTTTTGTTGCGTATTGAAGGCCGGCAGCTTTAGCAGCCATCTCCAATAATTCACGGTCATTTTCCACAAAAAATCCTTTTATGAATACCGGCCGAAGCTGGTTGTTTATTATCAGCAACCCATCTTGCGCAATGCGATTGCATGTAGCGCGATGTGAATTGGTCGAAGGTGCCGCGTAGGATCTTGCATCATTGATTGCTTGATCCATGCTGGCGACTGCTGCATGAGCAGTGCTAGATATTCGCGCTTGGTCATTTTATTTGCTCCGTGTTGTTGAGTTGATGTAGTGATTATATCTAGTTCTTAGAAGATTGCAAGCCTTTTCTGTTGATAGTTTTTAACTATTCTCGCTCTGATTTATAATAGTCTTTGTTTATAAACGTTTTTAGGACATCGAACATGGCCAGCCTCAACGATATAGTAAATGTGTCAATCGCGCTCAATACTGCTGCCGTTGAGCGTGCTAACTTCGGCGTAGCGCTCATCGCTTCGCCACTTGCATCCTTCTCCGAGCGCGTGCGAAGTTACAGCGCTTACGACTCAACTAATCCAGACAATCTGCCGCCTATCGTCCAAACGGCGCTTTCTGACGCCTTCGCGCAGATTCCTCATCCGAATGTGGTGCGAGTGGGCCGCCTTAGTGTTGCTAAGGTCGCCGTCGCCCCGGTCGATGCTGTCGGCCTTGCGGTCTATAGCATCACCTTCGGGACTATGCCTACAGCAACGGTAGTGAGCGTTACGGCTGTTGCAAGCCCTACCACTAGCACTATCGCTACGCAAATGGCTAGCGCGATCAATACGGCGGCTATCGGAGTCACAGCAACTGCTGTTGCGGGAATTGTGGAACTGGTCTTTACGGGTGTAGTCGTTCCGGTTACGACGTTCGTAAAAATGCAATGGGGCACTCAAACGCCGAGCATTACTGCTGGAATTATGGGCGCTGACCTAGGCGCGATTGCTCTGGAAAATAACGCATGGTACGCGCTGCACCTGACTGAGCGTACTCCAGCCCGTGTTTTGGCCGCTGCTGAATGGACTGAGACTCAAGAAAAGATGTTCTTTACTGCGGTCGCAGAGACTGCTGCTTATGACGTTAGCTCTATTACTGATACCGGATACCTGCTTAAGAATACGCAGTATTACCGCACCGCATGGGCGTATCAAGGCGCTGCCGGTTCGGAATTCCCTGATGTGGCATGGACTTCTCGCGTTCTGACTATCGCCCCAGGCGGTGAAACGTGGGCACTCAAGCGACTGGCCAGCGTTACGCCGGATAAGCTGACGACTACGCAACGCACCGTGATTTTTGGCAAGAACGGAAATACGTTCGAATATTATCAGCCTTCTATCGCGCTGACAAATCCTGGAAAGGTTGCTGCGGGCGAGTGGATCGACATTATTCGTTTCCGCGATTATCTAAAAGACCTGATCCAGACGAACATGGTTCAGTTGATGATTAACCGAGATAAGGTGCCTTACACTGATCCTGGCCTGCAAATGATTGGCAATAACCTCAAGGCTTCGCTTCGCACCGGTCAGAATGTTGGTGGAATCGCCCCGGACGAAGTCGATGCAGAAGGCAATAAGAAGCCAGGTTTCAATGTCACGATTCCGCTGTCTAGCGAAGTGGATGATGTGACGAAGGCGAGCCGTATCGCCTATCTGAAATTTAATGCCCGTATCGCTGGTGCCATTCACGTGGTGAGTATCACGGGCGCTCTGTCGTATAGCCTTGACGCTTAATTAGGAGAATAGAATGTCCGCAGGAGATTTCCAAGGCACGTATGCCGCAGAGAAAGTAGTCGTAACGGTCGGCGGTGTTATCCTTTCCGGTTTTACTGACGGCGATTTTGTTACCGCCAAGTATGACGAAGACCGCTATATGTCGAAGGCTGGCGCTGACGGCGAGGTAGGAAGGTCAAAGAATGCAAGCCGAATGGGAACGATTGAAATCGTACTGTCATCTTCGTCATTCGCTAATGACGAACTTTCTCTGCTATTCAATCTTGGACAGATTGGTGGAATTGATAACCCGATTCCGATTGCCGTAGCCGACCTTTCGGGGCGCGACGTGGCGTTCTGTTCTAACGGATGGGTTATGACTACGCCTGATATGGTTAAGGGCAAGGAAATCGGCGAACGAACTTGGGTTATGCAGTGCGCTGACCTGACGCTTAACTTCGGCGGGAATTCGTAATAGATGGCTGGTTTCCTCGGAAATTTCCAAGGCACATACTCCGCTGAAAAAGTCATCGTGACAATCGGCGGGGTATCTGTTCATGGATTTACCGACGGGGATTTCATTACAGCAAAGTACGACGAAGACAGATACAAGAAAGAAAAAGGAATCGACGGCGAGATAACTCGGATTCGCACCGTTTGTAATGCTGGAACGATTGAATTTACACTGATGGATTCCAGCAAAGCGATTGACGAGCTAAACCAATTCAATCCTGCTTATGGCAATGTAGCGCCAGCGCCTATTTCCATTGCAGACTTGTCAGGCCGCACGCTGTTAGACGCTTCAAAATGCTGGCTAAAAACTGCGCCAGATATTGTTAAGGGAAAAGAAATAGGCGAGTCTAAATGGGTTTTTGATTGCGCTTATATGGAAATAACGTACGGCGGGGCGAAGAATAATTCGCTCTTTGATATGGCAGCATCGTTTTTTTAACCATCACGAAAAGGTATAAATATGGCACAAAGAGAAAGTATTTTCATCAAGGACAAGGAGTACGCCGCGAGCAAAATCGCAGCGTTCGCCGCAAACGGAATTATCCTTAAGCTACAAAAGCTTGTATTGCCAGTTCTAGGAGAATTGGCAGGCGATGGCAAGGCCAAAGTCGATGTAATGAACATGGACGTTAGCGCAGCGTTTCAGATTATCTCTGACAAGCTGGACGAGTCGGTAATGAATGATATTATTCTGCCAATGTTCAAACTGTCGCAGGTGGCGAGCGTTACGGACAATTGCAAGATTGATTCTGCGCAGGCGATTGATAAGGTTTTTCAAGACGCTGATGGGCTGGCCGAACTTTACGAACTGATTTTCGAGGTATTGAAGTTTAACTTTGGCAGTTTTTTTACATCTCTGGCGGCTCGCTTTGGAAACAGCGCTGGCAGCCAAGAAGTCAAGGCTTAGACTTCTCCAGAGTCGGTACGCTGTCAGACGATTTAGAATCAAAACTCTGGATTTATCGCCCAATACTCGCTGGCAAATGTACAATAGAAGGCGTATTAGATGGAACGGTTGGAATAACTGAACTATTGGAACTAAACGCCTTGCTTGATATGAGTTCTGCTTTTGAATCGTATGCGCAGGAACAACAAGAAAAGGCCCGGAAATAACCGGGCTTTTTCGTAAGGAGAACTAAAATTATTATTAGGGAGCTCGTGACGAGGCTTGGGTTTGCCGTGAATGACGGCAATCTAAAGAAATATGAGTCAGGCGTCAATAACATCAAAAATTCAGCCGAGCAAGCGGCTAATTCGTTTCGCAATATGTTTGCGGCGTTTATTGGTATTAGCGCTCTAAAATCAATCGTTAATACCGCTGACCATATGCAGAGTTTGCAGGCGCGTATCGGCATGCTTCCTCAGACAGTTGGAGAAGCGGCTGACGCGTTCGACTCCGTAGCGAAGAAGGCTACAGAATCGCGCACCAGTGTTGAAGCGTATGGAACGCTATATGTTAGGCTGGCTGGCGCTACAAAGGACTTTCTAACGACCCAGGAAGACGTTTTACAGGTCACTAGCGCAATTAGTGATGCGTTGATTGTTGGAGGCGCTACTGCAATGGAAGCATCAAGCGCTACTTTGCAGCTTTCACAGGCGTTCCAAAAGGGTAAGTTAGACGGAGACGAATTCCGCGCTTTCATGGAAACGATGAGTACTGATCTTAAAACAAAGTTGGCAGAACAACTTGGAGCAAAAGATGCTGGAGATTTGTTTGAGATGTCAAAGAGTGGAAAGCTAACGGCAAAAAATCTTGCGTTGGCGTTTAAGAATCTTGCTCCTGTAATTAGAAAACAGATGCTACAAATACCAATGACGTTCGGACAAGCTACGACGATCATTGGAAACAAGTGGGACGAATTTATTAATAGGATGAACCGAAAGAGTGGCGCAATTACGTCTATTGCAAAATTCATGCTTGAAGGGGTTGATTGGCTTGAAAAAAAGATGTATGAGCTAGTCAATTGGCTAGGCGGAGCTACGCAAGCGCTTAAATTGTTTGGTATTATATTGGCTGCTGCTTTTGCGCCTATGGCTATCGGGCTATTCGCTGGCGCTTTGGCTGCGCTATTCTCTCCTATTACTTTGATCTTTGGCGCGTTGGTGTTGCTCGGATTGATTCTTGAAGATGTGTATCAGTATTTCACTGGGGGTGAATCAGTTCTTGGCGATTTTATTGAATGGCTTAATGAAGGATCAGTAGCGGCTTTAGCTCTAAAAACAATTTTTGTAATGCTTACAGCAGTTTTGAGCGCACTCGCAGTTGGATTTTTAATAGCATGGGTTGCCGCCCTAAGTGGCCCAATGTTGATTATTGCTGGAATTCTTCTTCTTTATACAGCGTTTGTTCTGTTTAAAGATCAGATTGCAGAACTATTCTCGAGCATGTGGGATGCTGGGCTGGCTTCATTTTATACCATGGTTGATAGCATCAAGGCTGGCCTTGATTCTGTTAAATCGTTCTTTGGATTTGGAGCTAGCGTAACACCAGCAACGGCCGCAGGCGCAGCAACGAGCGCAGGCGGGACTGGATCAACGGCAACCGCTCAGCAGAGTGTTACAATCAATCAAACGCTACCGCCAGGAACTACGCCAGAGACCGCAGCAGCGGCGAAAGCAGGAACGCAACAGGCTATGGCGGCAACAGATAACGGTCAGCTTGCACGGCAAATGGGGCAATTGCAATGAGCTTAGGGATTCTCTACGATGTTGGTCAAGCATTTGATTATGTGCTGCAAGAAGACAGCGCGGGGAATCTTGTTAGCCTTGATTTAGATGTGACTAGTGATGAAGTCCATGAGTGGAACAATGAGGTTACGCAATTTCCTGTTGAACTTGGATCGCCAATTACTGACCACATCCAACCACAGCCGGACCGACTTTCTATTTCTGGAATTATCAGTAATTCAGCAATTGGAGAAGTTGCGTTAAACAAAATCAATAATGGCGATGATCGTTGCCAAGATGCGTTTGATGTATTGCGCAAACTAATGGATGATCGAATTCTAGTCACCGTTTATACGCGATATAAAGTATATACTGATATGGCGCTTAAAAGCACTAATATTCCGCGTGATGCTGGTATTGGCGATTCGTTAAAGTTCAAGATGGAATTTGTTAATGTTCGATTGGTTAGTACGCAAACTATTGAAGTTCCTGATGGTATTAGCAAAAAACTGGACAAAAAGAATGGCGACAGCGTAAAGAAAAAGACCGAGCCGCAGAAAGCAGCAGGAAAGACAGAAACTAAAGCCGCAGAGCCGGCTAAAAGCAAAGGGATTTTGAAAGGTATTTTAGGATGACAATTCTACTAGAAATCCCCCTAATCTCCGGAAGCGCAGACCAAACGTGCGACGTAACGCTTGACAATGTGCCTTACACGCTGCGCGTATTGTGGAATGAACGATTCGGATATTGGTCGCTATCGATTGCGTATCGTGATGGAGAAGCCATACTGACTAATATCAAGATGGTCAATAACTTTCCGCTTGTTAAGCGATTCCAGCGATTAGACATTGCTGGGGAGTTATTCTTCGTTCATCGAGCAGGCAAGACATATCGCCCCACGTATGACGACGTAGGTGGCGAGTACGGGCTCTTCTATTACGATCCTGAGACGACTGCCGACCTGCCAGTACCAATCTCGCCTAGAGGCTCTACGCAAAGCGTGTGGGATGGCGGGAATACTATCTTTAAGGATGGGGCTGTAGTCTCCAATTGGGTTTAATCTATGCTTTTTGACAGGACTGCTCAATTAATAGTCGGCCAATCAGGAAAGAAAGGCATCCTGATTGAAGACCTGCGCTTTTCGTTCAAGATCGAGAAGACCTTGTCCGAGACGCTGAACAATTCAACGTTGTCAATATACAACATGTCGCCAGACTCGCGCAAGCTGGTAGAGACGCCTAACAATGCCGTGATCCTCAAGGCTGGCTATCGGCAAGACGTAGGGCCGGTAACGTGCTTTGTTGGCATCGTGCGGCGCTGCCTGACCGTGAGAGACGGCGTAGATTGGCGTACTGACCTAGAGCTAGACGACGGCATGATTGCCTACCGAGACTCCAAGCATACGATCAGTTTCGCCCCTGGATCGTCTGGCGTGACCGTGTTGGCTGCTGTAGCGGCCAAGTTCAATCTGCCAATTCGACCATTGCCGACCATTCCCAAAAAGACCTATCCTGACGGCTTCTCGTTCGTCGGTCGCACGCGTGATGCCATGTCGAAAGTCTGCCAGTATCTTGGGCTAGAGTGGTCTATCCAGAATCAAGAAATCCAGATTCTAGTCAAGGGCGGATCGATGAAACGTACGGCCATTGTGCTGTCAAAAGATACGGGCATGATCGGATCGCCAGCGCTCGAAGCTAAGACCATGAGCGATAAGGCGGCGGCAAAGGCTGGCATTAGCGCGACGGATGCAGGGGTTATCAAGCGAGCTAAAGAAAACGACCAGGGCGAAGTATCGCAGATGCTTGAGGTACAAGGCTATAAGGTCGTTTCGCTGTTGCAGCCGACGATTGAGCCGGGGGATGTGGTGAAGTTGGTTTCTGAGGGTGTTGATAACTTTTTCAAAGTTGAGCGCGTCACACATATTGCTGACACTTTCGGAAGCGATTGGAAGTCAGAAATTAGCTTAAGGTTTCTGTAATGGCAAAGAGAATAGGATCAAAGAAAGTTACGCTTGATGAATTTTTATACAGGTCTATAAAAATTCATGGAGAAAAATTCACGTACAAAAAGACTGACTATATTAACGTCGTTGAAAAAATACAGATAACATGCAATAAATGCGGATATGTATTTATGCAGAATCCGTTTTCTCACATGAGCGGATACGGATGTAAAAAATGCGCAGCAATTGCAGAAGGAAAAAGAAAGTTTGAAAAAGCTAAACGCGAATTTTTGCAAAAGGCTATTAATAAGCATGGCAATAAATACGACTTGTCTAAAGTAGAATACAAAGGCCGCGCTCACAAAATAACCGTAAAATGTAATTTGCACAATTTAGAATTTGATGTGTTGATAGGAAATTTCCTAAAGGGAGATGGAGGATGCAAGGAGTGCGCGAAAGAGCCATGTCTAGCATATTCTAAGCAAAGGTCAAAAGATTCTGCTAAAAACTTTGTATATAAAGCATCTGAAAAGCATGGATACATATATGATTATTCAGAGTCAGAATATAAACTCGCAGCAGAAAAAATAAAGATAATTTGCAAAACTCATGGAGAATTCTATCAATCTCCAAGCGACCATCTAAAAGGAACCGGATGCCCTAGTTGCGCTTTAAGTGGATTTGACAAGAAAAAACCTGCAATACTGTACTATATAAAAATCGAAATCAATGGTAGAATTTTTTACAAAATAGGAATAACAAACATAGGAATTGCAGCGAGATTCAAAAAGCACAAAGAGAAAATAACAATCATATTTGCCAATCAATTTGAAAATGGTGCTGATGCTCATGCAGAAGAAAGAAAAATTCTAAAACTGCATAAAGAATTCAGGCATAAAGGATTGCCTGTAATTATTGATGGCAATACTGAGCTTTTTACCATTGATGTTTTAGGATTGGATAAATAAATATGGCCGAAACAACAGACGACTTTGTAAGCAGTCTCAAGTCATTGATTAAAAGCGAAATGATCGACGTAAATACATCGATCAATGGCGAGATTGTGTCGTATAGCAACGGCTTCGCAACGGTGCGCCCTACGGCTAACAAGGCGTTTCTTGACGGCGAGTCGTTACCGTTTCCTATGATCTACAAATGCCCGGTGCGCTGGCCGAGCTTCAATGGTGGTCAATGCGGATTCAAGGGCCCAATCAAGCCGGGAGATCAGGTGCTAGTGGTATTCGCTCAACAGGCTACAGACGGCACGGATGACCTACGCAAGTTTGATCTGAATGATGCCTATTGCCTACCAGCGCATAATGCAATGGCAGGGCAAGGGGCGAACAATGATGACACAATCATGTATTTCGGACCAGCTTACATCAAGTTTGACGCATCAGGGGCGATGGAAATCAATGCACCAGGGGGGTGTAAGACGATTGCTCCTACCAATCTATTTACCGGGAAGGTGACGGTACAAGGTCTTGTGACGTTCCTCGCTGGCATGGTTGGATCGACGCTATCCGGCGCTGCGTTCGTTCTTAACGGCGCTGTGCAGTTCATTGGCTCGCTAACTAGCAACGGAAAGAACATCAGCGACACACATACACATAGCGATCCGCAAGGCGGAAGCACTGGGCCTGTGAATTAAAAAAAGGCCCGCTTTTGGCGGGCTTTGTTTTATCCGTTATTTGAAAATTCTTTATGAAGCTTATTTCTTGTTTTTATGCACCATTTTTCTGCCTCAACTTTACTTCTAAATAGTTTAGAAAATCTATTTTTCTCATGCTGAACGCACGCTTCAAAACCTCCAGAAGAATGCGGCCAAACTCCTTTTATTCCACTTGTGTTGTCTGCGCGAATTGATACGTTGTATTGATTGTTGCTTCTTGTTGCAAGTCTTAAATTTGACGGCCTATTGTCAAAATGAATTCCATTAATGTGATCAATCTCTTGCAATGTTCCAACATCAGAAACTAGCATTTTAAACACAATCCTATGGCTCATGTATCTAACGCCATTTATTGCAACTTGAAAATACTCTTTCTTGTTTTTTCGTCCAGCATTTTTTCCAGCATTTTTTGAATTCCACGTCGTTGCAATTTGTCGGCTAGAAAAATGGTTGTCTGGCCTATTCTTCCAAGTCAAAATACCGCTTTCAGACAGGTAGAAGCATTCCTTCAAAAATTCAATGCTAGGCAATTCAAGATATTCGCGCATGGTTAGCTCCAAGTAGTTGATAGCGTTAGATTTGTGGCAGGACTTGCTAAAGGTCTTTTCGGTGATCGGCCTAGCCACATAGATAGTATATCACTATCAACATTGCATTGTATAATAGATTTTATGAATGATTTGATGCTCGATACGATAACACACGATCTGTCCATAGTTGGGCTTGATCTTGCTATCGTACGCGGCGCGGACAGGGTCAGACAAAACGTTTTGATTAAATTGCGGCTGTGGGTTGGCGAGTATTTTTTAGACACCGAATTTGGCACGCCATACATCGACCAAATTCTAGGAAAGCAAGTATCGCTAGGTGGTGCTGTTGCTGCGCTCAAGAAATCAATTTTAGAAGTGAATGACGTTGCGTCTATTACGTCGTTCAGCTATGAATTTTCACGGCAGACTAGATCGCTTACGGTTGATTTTGTCTGTTCTACACCATACGGATTGATTAGGGTGACTGCATGAGTTTAACCGCCGAGGGTTTCGAGCGACCGCGCTTGCCCGCTATCAAAACGGAATACGACGCACTCGTCACTGATGCCCTTGGTCCAGTCAATACAAACGCTGACAGCGTTATTGGGCAGCTAGAGGGGATTTGGAGCGAGGGAATTGATAACTCTTACGAGTGCCTGCAAGACACGTATGACTCGATGTATCCCTACAGTGCAGAAGGAACGAGCCTAGACGGCGCTGTCGCATTCGTTGGGCTGTCGCGTATTCCCGCATCAACAACGGTCGCTACGGCTGCTGTATATGGCACGGAAGGAACACTTGTTCCAGTTGGATCAATCGTTCATGCGGATATCACTTACACCTCGACTAGCGATGTGGTTATCTCTCGTGCCAATGCGCTTGATGTTGTGATTAGCGTAAATGCTGTATCTAATGCAGCGTCATACAATGTATTTGCAGGCGGAACATCATCTACATATGTTAGCGACTCAAGCGCAACTGCAATAGAAATTTGTTCAGGACTGGCTGCTGCGATTTCGTCCGC